GATTCGCTCCGAAGATGTTGTCAACAACACCATAACGAGTAAGCAAGCCAACACGTGGCGCGAAGTCGTTAGGACCGATGGTTCTCTGAACCATGACTGGAATGTAAGGACAGTAAATGATACCGGTATCGTAGAATTCAGGGCCTTTGTAACCAAGCAACGCATATTCAATAGACTCATTATAAGCTGCCCCAGTAGCGGGCAACGTGTATTGGCTATCAGCATATGGGCTGGTCGCAGTGGCATTCTGAACCTCTGTACGAGTATCACGGTAAACGTTAAATCTCCCACCAAGTGAACCAACCTTAGCAATACCAACAGGTTGTGTATTGACGTCACCTTGAACAGGTACCCACTGAAATTCAGGGAGCATTTCAAGAATGGCGGCAACACGAGGTGTACAAACAATAAAGTTTGCAGCACCGCGCCTGTTACGCACAGCAATGCGGTTGGCTTCAATGATGATTCGCTGATAGAAGTCCCTATTGCGCTCAACCATCCAACGACCATCTGCAGAAGCAGGTGACCAGAAGGAGAATCCTTTATTAGCTCCAGCATTAAGAGCACTTTGAATCATTCTCATGAGCATCTCACGGTCGATCTCAGCCTGAATCTCGTATGACATAGCATTCGTGATCTCAGCGTCAATATCGATACCGTTCATGTTCTTAAGGTCTTGCTCAAGCTCGACGGACCAACGTGCGCCAAGGCGGCGTGTGCCAGCCTCAACAGCGGTCTTCTCGAACTTAACCTCAACCTGAGGAATGTTTCCAGTAATCTCAAAAGCGGAAAGAATTTGAGCAACACCTGTATCTTGCGCTGCAAATGTCCAGTTACTATCGTCTCCAGACAAGCTGAAGGACGATGCACCTGTAAAGCGCGTATCCAGGAGTTGATATCCGAGTTCATCATCATTAAGACCGATTGCTCCATCGTAGGGTCCCCCAGGACCCGTTGGGGTGTTTGGGGGTGTACCAGGACCAGTAGTAGTAGCGCCGATAGGACCAGAGGTTCCATCAGTACCACTACCTAAGTGGTGTGACTGGTAAGCGTAGCGTAGAGCAAATGCAAGTCCAACAGGACCTGACATTGGCTGAACACCAACGATCTCGTTAGTAATAAGCTCGGGGAACGTACGACGAATCATTGGAATAAGGACTTTAGGAAGACGAGCATCTCCTGCTGCGTAGTTGTCACCGGAAGTAATTCCAGCGGAACCACCAGGGTTGTACAATCCGCCATCGACTGTAGAGCCTTGACCGAATGAACCTTGTGCAGTGGATGAACCCTCCTCAATACACCACTTCTCCTGGTTTTCCAGCAGAATGGCGGTATTCAAGCGGGTATGATCGTCTTCGATAGCCTTAACACTATCGGATGAATAATCTAGAACTGGAGCCCACTTTTCAAGTAGGACATCTGCTCTATCTCTATCAATAAATGATTGTGGTTTATTCATTAGACGTTTCCTTTCATTTTTACCTCATGGGATCTAGTCCCAAGTTACTCAGGTGACAAGCACCTCATTGTTCAGGGTTGAAATTATTTGTGAGACCTTTCTAACTCCGCTAAGTACGGGTTATATGGTTTCTCTTTCTTCTTCTCTGAAATCTGTTGTACAGGAGCATCTGTCTTAACTTTACGCTTTTTATATGCTTCCTCTTTAATTACTGTAAGTCTTTCCTTTTCTTTCTTATCAAATAACTTAGCAGTATAATCAAAATTCTCTTCAATAAACCTAGGTGTCTTATCACTTAGTATTTTGATAAGATATTGTTTTTTGCTCGATGGTAGATTTGCTGTTTTGGTTTCAAGTAACAAATCAGCGTTTTGCTTTAAATAAGCTTCTTTAAGAACCGTATTTTCTTTCTTAAGAGCATCGAGAGTTGCAGATAATTTATCAATTTGAGACTTACCATCAACAACAGCCTCTTTAACAGACTCACTCATTAACGTGGAATCAACAGCAAGTACTTTTCTTAAATTATTAAGAACTTCTCTAGCTGTTCTGTTTTTTGTAGCTTCTTCAATAGCTTGTGTCGGTACAGACTCTTCAATATACTCTTCTAAATAATCCGAAATACTCTCTACCAAAGTAGTCTTAAACGTACTAGCACCACTGTTTATTTCTTTTTCGTACTTTTTAACAACACGTATAAGTTTATTAGCATTGTTAACGTCAACCGCTTCAACCACTCTCTTTAATTTACCAGTATGGTCTTTATCGATGGCAGTTACTAACTCTTCAAGCTTTTCTGAATATAATTCATCTTGATTTGTTAATGCTGCTTCAACCGATAGTTGAATTTTTTCTTCAATAGCAGTTTCAATAGCTTCAACTGACTCTTCAGTTAAAACTTCTTCTGCCTGTTTCGGTAATGCTTTTTTATCTTTGCTCATGTTAAAAGAGTGGTTTGTCTGTAGCGTTATTGATTTTCTTTGTAATCTTGTCTTCAATTACGCTCTTTAAATATTTATGCGCCGCGGCATAATTTTTATTAGAAATATGCTCGATAAACTTACTAATCTTTAATTTCTGTTTAGCCATATTATTATTTATTATAACGCTTTAATAAAGCTAAGGATTCTGTCACGTAAAAAGGTATCTACCTCCTTTTTAGGAAGTCTTTCTAGAGATTTTTCAAACTTTTCGTACACTTCTTCATATTTATCATCACCTATCATTACCCATTGTTTAGATTCTAATATACCATTTACAAAAGCTTTAGGGTATGAAGGATCCGCCACGCAGTCAATAGCGACTAGTTTCATATTTTTTACCGTACTATGCTCACTACTCTCTTCAAGTGTACCTAAAGCACGTGATGACATGCCAACCTTAACTCCGTCATTTACTAATGATCTTACTATCTGACCACATGGTGTAGTTAATACTTTTGATTTGCCATAAAATACATTACCGTCTTGCGTTAACTCCGTAACCATGTGGCATGCTCTTTCTAAGTCAACATCAGCAGATGTAGGGTGGTTAAGCTCCCCCATTGCACGACCAGGGGTAATCATTTCTTCAATATAACGTTGTGTTTCTCTCTGTAATTCATCGAGAGGGTACAACCGGTTGTTTCTATTAACACCCTCAGCCATCATATAAGGGCCTTTTATGTATAAATTAGAAGGTGAGTTTCTATCTACTTCTTCTTCAATGTATTCGAACTCATCGTTTACGTCAGGTTTTTCTACAACCAAGTTAAGTTTTAATGACATACAATTATTTATTCATTTGTTAGAAATAAGCTCTTTTTCTGTTAAAATAATGAAAGAGCCGCCAATTTTTTTACTATACTCACGGGCCGCGGCCCATTTTGCTTGATTGACAACATAACATCGTTGTTCATAAATAAGATGGCGCTTTTTCTTATACTTGACTGTTGGTGGCTTTGTCTGTTTTGAGGGTTTTATTTCTACTAGATACTTTATTTTCTCTACACCTTCCTTTATTTCAATATAATTATCTACATAATACCTATGCATTTTATTATCTAGGGGGCTTCGGTATGGTATAACTATATTCTCGCTGCCCCATTTTGTTACGTTTGGATTATCATCACAAAATCTAAAGAATTTTAATTCTAGGCCTGACCTATATATGGCTTTAGTTCCAATAAACTTATTTTTGTTTTTTGGGACAAATACACCTTGACGCCATCTACCCATTAGCCTACAAAGAACATTGGTGGCTCACTATCTCCCAGGCCAGGTGCCGCGCCTTCTAGTAATTTAGCTTCAAGCTCAACTTTTCTTGTTAGGCCTTCTTGAAGCATATCATAGTTTAAGGCTCCGCCTCCTAGTAGATTAACACTACCAAATTTACCTCTAACACGCCCAATTACTATTTGCGATAAAGCTAACGCATATTCATATACCCACTGCTCCATAATAACATCTCGAATTGCTCTTTCTAGGTAACAAGATATTACACCGTAAAATCTATCGTCATCAGGTTGTGGATACATCTGCAAATATTGTGTACGTGGATCAAATTTAACATCTCTTCGAATAGCTAACATTTTTTCTCTTGTATCTATCCATTCTTTCAAGGTGTACCAAGAAACTAAATCAAACCCATAATTTCCCATAGCATAACTAAAATATGTTTGCTG